TTCCTTTGATTATAAATTTAAAAAGGGGTATGACACAATTAAAGAAGATGATGCTTTTGGGTACATCATGCAAGGGCATCTGTATGGAGAATCTAAGAACCTTCCGTTTGGTGGATGGATAGTTATAAACAAATCATCTGGAGAATGGGCAGTAGTTCCTGCACCAGAAGATCAGATGGAAGAAAGAAAACAGCTTATACTTGAAGCCAACAATATAGTAAGACAGATTAAATCTAATAAATTTAAAATACCATTTACACCAGAATGGGAAACATACAGAGTCAATGGTGAAACAGTAAGAACAAAAAACAAATTAATGCCTAAGATGTGTACGTTCTGTGAATACAAATCACATTGTTGGTCAAAAGCATCTTACCAACCTAAGATAACATCAAGGGCAAAATCTCCACCCAATGTTTGGTACACGACTTATGCTCAGAAGAGTCTCTGATGACAATATTATTTACAGAGTCATACCCATTAGACATCCTCACGATGAATCCACATGTCTCGGTTATCTATGTGGAAAGTTGTACACAGACAGGGGGTGGAAGACAGATGTCTTACCTACGCAACCACTTGCGAGGTTTACCAGTAACGTTAAGGGAAAACTTTTCGATAGAAGGTTACTTAACCCAACCAACAGAAAATCGTGATATAATAAAATTAGAAAAAGAGTTGAAAGCTGTAGCTATGAAGTTGCAAACTTTTAATCTGGTTTGTTTTCCTATACTTCCATTTGAAAAAGAATTTGAAGAATTAAAGAAACATTCTCCTAAAGTAGAGAAGTTAGTTACAAAACATATAGAAAGATTTAAAAATGATTACCTATAGATCACAGTTTGAAAAACGTGTGGCTCTGGAAATAAGGTTGCAAGGTGGGAAGTTTGAATACGAGCAACATAAGATTAAGTACAGACCACAAATTAAAGTGTACGTGCCAGATTTCTATATTCCAGAAACAGACATATACATAGAAGCAAAGGGTAGATTCTTACCAGCAGACAGAACTAAAATGCTATTGGTGCAACAGCAACATCCAGAATTGGATATACGATTTTTATTTATGAATTGTCATCAAAAGATTTACAAAGGAAGCAGAACAAGTTATGGTCAATGGTGTGGGAAACATAATTTTAAATGGGCAAATAAAGTAGTGCCTTTAGATTGGTTGAAAAAATGAGTGATGACAAAAAAACAATAGAACGATTTACCCTGTTGCCTAACAGATACTATATAATATTAGAAAAGGTTGATGAGGAACAGTTTACTTTATCTGCTTATGATACAACTAAAGTGGATAATCCAGATGATTTACCTTGTGCAGCATCTGTTGCACAGGAAGGATTGTTAGAAATGCTTGACACACACTTTGATCGTGTGATAACTTTAGGTGCATCAAGAATAGAGATGCGTAAAGGTTTAGAACGTGAAGTTAAACTGAAGCATACTAGCAAAGATAATATTATTAAAGTAGATTTTGGAGAAAAGCAATGACAGAAGATATGGTGAATCATCCACCACATTATAAGGTAAACGACATAGAATGTATTGATGCTATCCGTGCATCTACAGGAGAGGGGTATGAATTTTATCTTCAAGGAGTAATTTTAAAATACCTCTGGAGATACAGGTATAAGGGCAAGCCTGTAGAGGATTTGAAGAAAGCAGAATGGTATTTGAATAAACTTATAGAGATTAAAGTGGTTGACGACTATACAAAATGAAAGAGGATAGAACAAAAAAATGAAGAATTTACCCACACCGTACCAAGACTTTATACACAAGTCTCGCTATGCTCGATGGAGAGAAGAAGACAGTAGGCGAGAAACTTGGAATGAAACTGTAACACGTTATCTCGATTATATGTGCAACCACTTACAGAAGAATCATGGCATTGACAGTATAGGTAGTCTGTATGATCAGTTGTATAACAGTATAATTGAAATGAAAGTTATGCCATCCATGAGAGCAATGATGACAGCAGGAGAAGCGTTGCATAAAGATAATGTATGTGGGTATAATTGCAGTTATATTCCTGTGGATCATCCAAGAGCATTTGATGAGTCAATGTACATATTGATGTGTGGTACAGGTGTAGGGTTTTCTGTAGAGAGAGAACATGTAGATAAGCTACCTGTTGTTGCTGAAAACTTTCATCAAAGTGATACAATTATAACGGTTGCCGATAGCCGATTAGGATGGGCAAAAGCTTATAAGGAACTGGTTGCATTACTTTATTCTGGACAAGTTCCTAGTTGGGATGTGTCACAGGTTAGACCTGCAGGTGCAAAGCTAAAGACTATGGGTGGCAGGGCATCTGGTGCTGAACCTTTAGTGGAACTGTTTGATTTTACTGTGAGTGTTTTTAACAAGGCTAAAGGAAGAAGGCTGTATCCTGTAGAGTGCCATGATCTTATGTGTAAGGTTGGTCAAGTAGTTGTGGTAGGTGGAGTTAGAAGATCTGCCCTTATCAGCCTATCTAATCTAGGTGATGATCAAATGCGACACGCTAAGTCTGGTAACTGGTGGGAAACAGAAGGGCAACGTGCTTTAGCCAACAACAGTGTATCCTATAAGGACAAGCCAGAGATGGGTACATTTATGCGTGAGTGGGTGTCACTGTATGAATCCAAGTCTGGTGAACGTGGAATATTTAATCGTGAAGCATCTGATCGGCAGGTGGCTAGGAATGGAAGAAGAGAGACAGGGCATGTGTGGGGTACTAATCCCTGTTCTGAAATAATACTAAGACCTTATCAGTTTTGCAACTTATCTGAAGTGGTTGTGCGTAGTGGAGATACATTACTGGAGTTAAAACGTAAAGTACGTATGGCAACCATATTGGGTACGTTTCAATCAACACTAACCAACTTTAAATATTTGAGGAAGATATGGACACAAAACACAGAGGAAGAAAGATTATTGGGTGTATCATTAACTGGTATAATGGATCACTCCGTTTTATCAAGAACAGAAGAATCTGGAAAATGGCTGGAAAAGTTGAAAGAGGAAGCCATCCGTACAAATCAAGAGTTTGCGTCACTACTGGGTATCCCTCAGAGTGCAGCAATAACTTGTGTAAAACCCTCAGGTACTGTGTCGCAACTTACTGACTCTGCCAGTGGAATACATGCTAGACATAGTAACTATTATATAAGAACTGTAAGAGCAGATAACAATGACCCTCTTACAAAACTTATGAAAGATCAAGGAGTTTTCAACGAACCAGATGTAATGAAGCCAGAGTATACTTCTGTGTTTTCATTCCCTATGAAATCACCTAAGGGAGCAGTTACACGAAAAGACATGTCAGCGTTGCAACAGTTAACTCTATGGAAGATATACGCTGATAAGTGGTGTGAACATAAACCATCTATAACTGTAACTGTCAGAGAAGAGGAATGGATGGAAGTAGGAGCATGGGTGTACAGAAACTTTGACATTATATCTGGTATATCCTTTCTACCCTATGATGATCATGTGTATCAGCAAGCACCGTATCAAGATTGTGCAGAAGAAGATTATGAAAAATTTTTACTTAATGCACCAAATACTATTGACTTTAACAAACTTTCGGAGTATGAAAAAGAAGACACTACTTCTGGCAACAGAGAATTAGCCTGTAGTGCAGGAGTATGTGAAGTAGTAGATATCGGAGAAACAGTATGAAAGTAGAACTAAACGATTTTGAAAAAGAAGTTGGAATGATGATAGCTAAGAAACGTCATAACATGAATAGAGACAAAGGTGTGTTTGACGACAGGCAGACGGATAAGATGACAGAGTTAGAACCAGATATAGAAGGTGCTATGTCTGAATTAGCTTTCTGCAAAATTACAGGGGTATACCCAGAAAGTGTGTTTACCTTTGGAATATCGTCTAAACGTAAAGGTACAGATGCTGGGGATGCTAAAGTAAACGGAAAAGTATTTGATGTAAAATCTACAAAACATTTAGGTGGAAGGTTGATTGCTAGAAAAAACAACCCACATGTAGATGTATATGCTTTGATGGTTGGACAGGAAGGAAGTTATGATTTTAAAGGTGTGATGGAATCTAAAGACTTTATATCATCTAAAAGGTATGGTGATCACTTTATGTTTAGGACACCAGTGTTTATGGCATTACAAAAAGAACTAATCCCTTGGGAAGAATACGTTAATGCCTAAAACTCAATTAGCAGAATTATTTTCTTTTAAAGCATATCTCAACCAAGATGGTAAAGTAGATATGCGAATGGAATCTGTAAACCCAGAAGAATTGATCAGGGTTATGGAGCATGGTCTTCCAGATTATGAAGGCACATTTAAACTTGCATCTTTGGTTCGTTATCTTAAAACTGCTGGAGATGAGATGATAAACAAATCAACAATATATACACATTGAGGTGAGTATGGCTGAAGAAGAAGCAAAAGAAGTACAGCCCGGAATGACATTTGAACAGGTCAAAGCTATGATTATTGGCTCTGAAGAGAAATCTATCCTGTTAAATATATTTACTGGACTTATGAACGAAAATGTACAGCTAAAAAGGGAACTTGACCAGTTAAAATCGGACAAACCTAAACAGTAGCTGTATAACAATGCTAGAGGGGGTGAAGCAATTTCTCAGGTACAATCATACCAGAGACTATCGTTTCACCCCCTTCAGCGTGTTTATATGAAGACTTTTTTTTAGTAAAGTCGGTTTT